CGGGATTACAGGCGCCAATTTAAAGATTTAGTTTTCTAGTCTAATTTTTATTGAATATCAGAAATGTTGGCGGGGCCAGTTACCTGCACGCTTGGCGCAGTGATGGCCCACTTATCGATTTTCTGGTCGACAATATTTTTCAAATCGAACAAATACAAATCCGTATAGACATCTTTGTCGGTATCGCCGTCATCTGGCTTGGCGTCTCTAAACTTGAACTCCACCCATTCACCAGACAGCAAGAAGAATCCGCGCTGATCATGCCAAATAGCAAATTGCTGCTCAATTGCCTGCTGAATTTTGAACTTAGTAGCCAGGTCACCGCTCCATGCATTTAACTGCATGTATCGACAAGCCCACAATATGCCTTCCCTTGTCTGAATGGTTATTCCGACGTTTGAAGAAACCTGATATCCAACCGAACCGTTATTTGTAAGTGTGAGCACTGCACCGCTTGCCGAAGCCGCAACCGTAACCGTCTGCTGAGCAGCTTGAACTGCCGCTCCCAAGCCGGTGGCAATTGCTGAAACTGTGTCACCAGACTTCACTGTATACGAGGTATTGAAATACGTGTCACCGTTCAGCCAAATGACAGAAACAATGTCACCAGGCTTCGTCTGAGTCGCACCTTGAGCAAGTGCAATGGTAATAGTTGTAGTCTGGTCAGCTGCAATTGACCGACTGGAAACTGTCGAAGTTATCGCGGCAGGACTTGACGTAACTGAATGAGGGAACCTCATATTGCCGCTTTCGTATGGCGTGTGCCTATGAATCAAAGCGAGCACCGGGCCACAATCTTTACCAACGTCCTGAAGTATTTCAGTCGAGGGCCACTCGCTTCCTACCTGGCCATTAGTGACCCCGGCAGTGGTGAGGGCGGTTGAAATTGTTTTGACAAGAAAGCTATTGATTTCAGAAAGCGTTGCCATTATTGGCCCGATGCCTCCCGCTCACAGAACCACTGGCCACCGGTCGCGCCAACAAACTGAGTGAATGGAATAATGACCACGTATCTCGATCCGTCGGGCCCAATTATCTTGTCGCCTTCCCTGATATCGAAACCATTGAGCGCCGGAACATAAACTTCCCAACCTGACTTTCTCTGCTCGGCTGGCACAGCTGAGAATGCCTTATCGCCATAACTTCTTCCTTGGGCAATCAAACCAGCTGGGATATTTGCCGGCGTCTGACCAACAGTCCCAAGGGAAAATACTCCATCGGCAAGGACAACCGGCACCATGTTCTGCTTTGTTCTGTCATACTGGCTCTTCTGATTTGTGGTCGCGGCCGGGCGCAATATATTTACACAACAATTCAGTCGACCGCCCAAAGCCTTCTTTATAGGTGAATGATCAGCAAGCGCGAAGCCCTTGAATTGATCGTTGGCGAAATTAGCACCTGAGCTTCCCTCGCCATAAACGGGGTCGGCATTGATGAAGATATCTCCTACCAGAAAGGGAGACATATCCGCAATGATACGGTAAAACATGATGCCCTGGTTCTTCTCAGATTCAAATGATTCTCTGACACCGCCGCCATAGGCAATTTTGGAGAATACGGGGTAGTTTGAAGAAATCAGATTCGATTCTATTAAAAGGTTTCCCTCATCGTCTTGGCTCGTTGGCCGATAGACATTGTGAGGCGGCCCGAGGACCTTTGACGCGAACCCAAGCCCTTTATCAATGTACTTCTGAATCTCACTATAAAGCATTAGAGTGAGCCTACGTTACTTCTAAAACCATGCGATGGCTGCGGATTAACACGCGCGACCAGGAAATCAGCCATGTCATCCACGGCCCGCTTCCACGAGTGGCGACGGTCCCTATATTCTGTCGGCCTGGCTGTGAAAACATCGGCCTTGTCCACGGCCATCAGATCATTAGCAGTACCAATGAGCGCGTAAAGTGCATTACAGATCGCCAGGAATCCATATACATTGGTCCCGCTGATGGTCTGCATCACATCCGTCTGTTGGTTGTTGAAAGGGATATTTGCAGCGACGTTACCTGTCTGGCTCGTAATGGCCAGGGTGAATGAACTGCGCGCTACAAATTGGAGCTCACTAACAGGTTTAATAATGCCCGTATCGCTCTTTGCCGCAATCGGAGCAAAGCTCATAATCCCAGCAGCGTTGACGGCTATATTTTGCGCGACAGCTATTTGCGCTGCAGCGCAGAAGTCATTCCTGTCTTGACCTTCCACGGCTGTCACCGTGATTGTCTGGGTCGATGATAGACCGCCGCCGGCAATTGTAAAAACAAGCTCGTCGCCCGGATTCGGATCCGGCCCCTGGAACATCATGACGCCATAAGGCAGACCCGTTATACAAGCCTCGTCCACCGGCTGTAGCGAATCCATCCTTATTTCAAGGTCGCCCCATTCGTTGAAATAACGAAAGCCAGCGTTTGCTCCCAGGGAGCCACCGCCGGCTGCGTTATAAGACAAGCCTATATTGCCATATTGAAGATGGCGTCTGATGCTACTTTTCTGGGGTTCAAGGAGAGCCACTTAAATTGTCCTCCTTCATCCTTTTACTTCTTAATGCGATTATGGTGGTGGCACTTCTCGCAGAAATAAAAATCTTCACCCTCAAGCACTGCATCTACTGGCATTTTGTTTTCAATGAGGAACTTGGCCAATATCGGATCGGTAACTATCTGATCCTTTTTGAACTGCACAAGCTGTCCATTGAAGCTCACAGCGTTATCATGCAATACCCTGACATAGACATTTTTTGGCTTCTCTGCGGGTATCTCTTTGGCCGGAGGCTCTTCTGGCTTTTGAGGTTCAACAACGGCAGGTTCGGAAACTTCTGCCGGGGCGGATTCAACCGGTTTGGCAGTCTCATCCGATTCTTTTGAAAATTTGTTTTTGTCTACTGGCAAGGGAAAACACCTGTGAAAGAATTGGGGCCGCCATTGACTAAAGTAGTTAGCGTTGGGCTATCCAGGGTCACTCTTCGACCCTTCCAAAGTCTGACGATGCCACCATTATTCATGAATTGGAAATTGTCGCTTGGAATAATTGGACCACTTCCACCACTGATTTGAGTCGTGGTGAAAGTTTCCGCGCCTGTGGTGTGCGGTGTCATGGTCACAAATGAACCGAGCGGTCCTGGCCAAACTACATCGACCTGGCCGGCGGTACCTGAATCTGTGTTCGCTTCAACTCCGAAACCTTCCAGAGTCGAGTTTGCATTAATTGCAGCACCGAGTTTTTCAGCAATGGTTTGGTCCGAGTCTCCCGAGACCGAAGTCACACTAACAACAACGCTGCTTGCGAAAAGTTTGCCTGAAAATGTAATCGAAACTGTGTCGCCAGTCGCTTCGGTGCCAGAGACTTTGACAGAACCGGTCCCGTTCACACGAGGCTCAAGACCCGCTATTGTGGCCTCCGTGACTCTTGTGATGTTGCCATTCACAATTGCCGCCGTATTCAAATTAGGAAGAAGCTGATTGCCGTCCGACATATCGGAATATCTCCTTTATTTTGGTTGAGGGAGCGCCGCCCGAAGGCGGCGCACTCAAACCCTATTACTTCGATCTTCCGCTTAGGCGGCGTGCTCGAACAGAATTGCCTTCTTGTAGGCAGCATTGTCGGTTGTAGGGACAAGCTGCGGAGTAGAAGTCGTATCGCTCGGCGTGCAGTAATCCATGATGAATTCAAACGAGGAAGTCATCAGGCGGCCCAATCTATCCAGAGGCGATCTGATCGAAAACGCAATGTCATCGAGCATTTCAAACTGGTGGACAGCTGAGTTGTTCTGCTGTTCGGCGACGAATTCGTCAAGACCTTGGAAGTCACCACGAACCAGAGCGCCTTTACCCAGCAGGATGGGGGAGTTAACAGCGACAGCGAGAGCCGCGCCGTTTGCACCAGCACCCTTAGTGCGGACAAGAGCTTCTGTGGTTTCGATGAACTCGACGCCCTGGTAGCGGACAATCTTACCGTAGCGGAACTCGGGCGAGTTCAACTGACCGGTAGCGACCTGCTTGAAGTCGGCGTCAGCGAAAAGCTGAGTCATCGAACTCGGAGGCATTACGCAGCGGAACCAGCCATCGTCATACGGCATAACACCGCGGGAGTGAAGCTGTTGCTTGCCCTGCATGACCATCATCGTATTGAAGAGGTCCCCAGGTGCGAGGCCTTGAGTCGAGGTCTTACCGTTCGGACGAATGACCAATGAAGCATTGGCTGCCTGCAGAATGTCACCGGTCGCGGGAGTACCGCCAGTCGATGTATAGTGCAGGACTCCGGAGACTCCACCACATGCCTTTCTACTAGAGAGGTTGGCATTGTCGGTTTCTGGAGTTACAGATGTGCTGTCAGGAGTGATACCGGTAATCTGGAGAGTGATTGCCGTGTTGGTGAGGTCAGCAACTTGAAGCTGCATGCCGCTACCAGACGAAACGTTTACCCAGTTACCATTGATCATCACCAGGCCGAAAGCGGTGACGTCATCAACCGTACATTGTGTAGTTGTAGCTGAACCTGCGCTTGTCACAACGGTATTACCGCCAGCATAAGCGTTCATCAGCTTGAACTTCGCAACGGCCTCACGCATACGAGCGGCTTGACGGCCCTGGCGAGCAACAACGTTAAGAACGTAGTTCTTGATCATTGCTCTTTGAGCGAGCAAGTCGATATCGAAAGTCTTGGCATAATCCGAAAGTTTGAAGCCAAACTGTTCGTCGGCCAGAGCATCGGTCGAAAGACCATCATCGAGACCGCTGATATCAGCTGGGTCAATCGGCGCACGAGTGGCCGGCAATTCACCGAGCTGAGTATATGTATAGGTCGCACCAATGTGCGCCGGAATTACAGTCTTCGATGACTCGCGGCTATAAGCCAGAATTGAGCGAAGAGCATCCAGATATTCTTTGGCCAGCATGTTCTGCTGGATCGCATTCTGAAGCGCTGCTGGCAGCGCGGTCAAATCACCAATGGCCATTTATGGCACTCCTTGTAAAACTTTTTCGGGTTACAAGCAGCGCCACAAGCCTCTGCTTTGAAAACTTCTTTTTTTGGTCCGCCACAAGCGGAAGGGCCGAAGACACGCTATGTCTTCGGCCCAGAAGTTAACTCAGCAAATTTCTTGCTAGAAATTTTTACTTCTTATCGGATTTTCCTACCGTCTTTTCCCCAGACAGCCATTCAGCTTTCGCTTTTCTGTATTCTTCATCCGTCATTTCCAGAGCAGACTTAGATTTAGGATTTGAACTCGGAGTCGGAGCGGGTGTTGTTGTCGTGGTGCCTTCAGGACTTTTTTGCTCTGGACTGCCAAAAAGATAAGCGCTGTTTTTCTTGAGGTCTTTCACAAACTTTTCAACGCCTACAATCTCACCTTCTTTATCCATACTCACGCCATCAAGAGGAAAGCGGTCAATGATCTTTGGATCAATGATTCCTTCCTTTATAGCGAGTGCGCGCACTTCGGCTCGCAGAATCTTTTCGTCCTTGGCTGCGAGAGCCGCGGCATTTTCCTCGGCGATCTTCTTCCAGTTGCCCTGCTCTTCGTCTATCTTGCGCTGAGCTTCAGCTTCTGCTTTTTCCTTCTCGGTCAGCTTGGCTTTTATTTCCTTCAGTTCATCAGCCCGATTTTTGTTTTGCGTCAAAGCGCGGCGCATGAACTTCTTTTGATTATCTGAGAGCGAAGAATTGGCAATCCAGTCACCATCGTCATCCAGCTCTTCATCCGCCTTTGGAGTTTCTTTACCAGCAGGGGCTGGAGTTGTGCCACTAGTTGCGGCCGACTTCTGGTCAACTGGTGCCGGATTTTCTGCGCCTTCGGCTGTTCTTGTATCTGACATTAATTAGCTATTCTCCCGTTTTTAGAATTTACGCCACGCCGTGAAGACGGCAATTCAATGAAGCACCACTTGCACCGGTCACTATAGCTCGAATCCACTTATAGGGCGCCGAATATGTGACCATGCCGGCTGTTGTGATAGCAGACCCCAGGGCGATACCATTGTCCGAATCTGCAGTTGGATTATTATCATTAGACACTTCCAGCTGCACACTTCCGCCGCCGAACGTGCCATATGTATGAACTGAAAAATTCTTGATTACATCAATATTGGTCCATGTCCCGGTGATATTCCCGGTTGTTTTTGCAGGGATCAAATTGTAATCACGCGCCATCGGACCCATACAAGGGTTGCGCGAGAAATCGCAGTTAGCATCTACGAATTGGACGTCTTCAGACATCGGTTTTAGCTCCTATATTTTGTATTTATTGGCCCGGCTTCCGCCATCTGGGCGCCGGCATCGGCAAGCCCCACAAGTTTGGGCTCATCGCCAGTGATATCACCTGATTTCCCAGTCTGAGTCACATCCGGCAAAGCGCTCTGCTCAGGGGTGCCCACCGACGGCAGGTAATCCTTATTCGCGCTGACGACCGGCATATCAATCTGACCCAGTGCATAGTCTCTACACTCCTGTGCATTCATGATCTGATTTTCAACCAACTGGGCCAGGCCCATGCACATGGCTTGAAACTCAATCATTCCAATTGAGGTCAGTGGTGGCCAAGTCAGCGTCAGAGCATCGATATCCTCAATGCTCACATCTTTCATAAGCACGTGATTTTTCAGCTTGCATGCCATGGCTATTTTCTTCAACAACTTCAAGTAGCCGTTGTCACCAAAGACCGTCCGGAGCTCTTTCGCCAGATCGAGAAATTCACTCTCGAGCACTTCCATGCCTTTACCAGACATAGCCGTTGTGACCTTATTCGGATCTTTCAATGACGCGCAAATCTGCTGCATCGCCACTCTCAAAACAAGTGGCGCCCAGTCCCGCAGGCCGACGGACATACCTGTCCCCTGGGCCTCAAGCATGTAAACACGGTTGCCCTTCTCTTCGTGGTCGCCGTCCTTGACGTCATTCTCTTGCTGAATGAACCGGCTGGCCCCGCGGCCAAGTCCGCCGTCCTGAGCATTAGTTTTTACAACATTACCCTGCACCACAACTTGCGGCACTGCGTTATAACGAATACCTGAGCCAATCTGGCTCACCGTGTATTCAAGGTCAATAATATTTGGTATTGACGGCTCCCAATAGCAGACGCCGTCATGCGGCCGGAGCTTACCGGTCCGGTATTGATACCAATGGGCCGGCACAAAACCAAGATCATGCACAACCTCAGTCTGGAACACGTCAAACATCGCGTTTTTGCCCTTCATAGGGGCCCAGTCTGTCAATTTAATTGGTTTGTAAACGCGCTCGTGCTTTGAAGTCAGCTCCATCACATACCAGTAAGACTCTTCACCTTCTATAGGTTTGCCTTCCCAGTCTTCAGTGATTGGCTCGTCCATATATAGATAGTCAGCGCCGGTCACCGGGTAATGTATCCAGATCCGGCTAAGTTCGCCCAATTTGTTGAACGTTGGAGTGCAGTTCTTGGCGCGGTAATTAGTAACTACAGCTTTTGAGAGCTTCTTTCCTCCAGATTCAAACGGCACAATCTGTATAATCGCCGCTGCGCTGCCGGAGGATCCCCAATGAATTGACTCAAGCTGCTTCACTTCAAGGCAGCATTCTTCCTTTAATGCATCGAACTTTTGGCGAACAGATTCTTTTTCGTGGGTGAGCGCCGGCGCATTCGGGCCACCGAACAACTTGCGGCCGAGCTGATTTGAAAGCATATTCGGCAGGTTATATCTAAAACTCGGCCTGCGGTCACGAATAGGAATGTAGTCGCCCGCGCCATCTCCTGCCGTTGTCTCCTGGTAGAACGGATACATCAGACAGTCGTAAAACTCGCCATCTAAAATCGCGTCTAACTTGGCCAGGCGCAAATAACGCTCGTCACTTCTGGCCCAGGCATGTTTGCGCATGGCTTCAAATTTTTCGCCAATGTACTTATCCAAGCTCAGACCCCATAAATTGATCCGCGAAGCGAAACTACCTTATTTTGCGTTTTCTTCCAGCGCTCTCGTAATTTTTCAATCTGGGTGAGAGCTTGGCTTGTGCTATCCACTAAGTCGCAAAGTCCAGGAGCAGGGAACGCGCACATTTGTTCGACATACTTATCCACCCACGGAGCAGATTTTGGCAGCCAAATTTTTCCTGCTTCAAAAAATGGCGTGACTACAAATGCCCGCCTCTGTTTATCGCCATCAACTTTTATGGCCTTCACAGGCATGCGAGTGTCTTTCTTCAATGACTGCACAAGCGAAGGCCCTGAAGCTTTATCCTCCACCCAGACGAAATTCGGCGACCATGCGTTATAACTCATCTCAGCTTTTGCCTTGAGCTCCGGGAATTCCAGCTTGTCGGCAAATGCATTCAACAAATAGATATCCGATTCGGTCACGCCCCAAATAGTCTCGGCCGACTCAGCGCTGTCGTCCGTGCTCTTGAACGCTGTATCCCAGCTGGAGACGGTGAAAAGAAAATTCGGCTGCTGTCTCAGGTCGAAGAATTTACAGAACCACTCCCGGTGGAACATGTTCCCTTCTGGATTTTTTGACCAGTCGCCATTTATCAGAGCATCCAAATACCACTTCGGGCCGGTCATGCTCCTTATGCGCTTTGCGTACTTCGGATCTCCCATGACCAGGGCGACGTTGTCTGCCATATGTCCGGGGATGAAAATCCTATAGCTCTCTGACTCTTCGTCATATATAGGCGTGAACGGCGGAGCCGGATCTATATATCTGTCTTTGCACAACTTGTGAGCCGTACCGCATGGGTTTCCTGTGCCAACGAATTGCACCGGTACGCCAGCAGCGGAGCGGAGTCGAGCGGCCCTGATCTTGTGAATTGCATTCCAGGTAGGCTCATCAACGTCGCCAAGTTCGTCGAAAGCCATGTAGCTATATTGCAAGCCCCAATATTTCCGGGCGTCGTCTTCGCAGCCAAGGAAGCCCATTCTGCAAAATGCGCCATCCGGGTG